TTGCAACGTATGGTTCAGGCGATGCTTACCGGGAAGAAACTACGGGTGTTGTGTGGCCGAGAACTACAGAACAGTTTGAAAGATTCGGTCTTGCAACTGCTTATCGACCAAATTGAAATGCTTGAGACCCAACGTTTTTTTACTTATGGCGAATCTTTTGTCCGGGGAGCAGACGGACAAAGCGACTTTCTTTTCAAAGGACTTCGCCACAATTACAAAGAAATCAAATCGACGGAAGGAATTGATATTTGCTGGCTGGAAGAAGCCGAGACGATCAGCGAGGAATCTTTCCGGACGGTATTTCCCACAGTTTTCCGAAACAAAGGCTCGGAGGTATGGCTTTCATGGAATAGCGAGTCATCCGACAGCCCCATTCATAAGCGGTTTATCCTGGATCCGCCGCCAGAAGCCAAGATAATCAAGATCAACTATACGGACAATCCTTGGTTTTCCGAGGAAATGGAGCTTTTACGCCAGGCCGATCAAAAGCGGGATCCGGACGTTTACGCCCATGTCTGGGAAGGTGAATGTCTCACCAGGACGGAAGCCCAGGTTCTCGGTGGAAAGTGGCGAGTCGATTCTTTCAAAATGCCATTGCCGGAAGAGATCGACGGCGGACCTTATTACGGGTGTGACTGGGGATTCTCCAGCGATCCGCTTGCCCTTTCCCGGTGTTGGATCAGAGGAAACCGGCTTTACATCGATCAAGAAGCAGGCGGCCGCGGCATTGAGATAAAAGACACGCCTGCAGAGTTTGACAAGATCCCTGGTATCAAAAACCACATGGTCCGGGCAGACAACGCCAGGCCTGAACTTATCAGCCACATGCAGGGCGAAGGGTATCGTGTTGTTGGCGCAGAGAAGTGGCCGGGAAGTGTCGAGGATGGGATTACACACCTTCGCAGCTATGACGAGATCATCATCCACGAACGATGTATCCAGACGGCAAAAGAAGCTCGCTTGTGGTCATACAAGATTGACAAACAATCCGGCGACGTTCTCCCGGTCCTGATCGATGCCAATAACCATTGGTTTGATGGAATTCGTTATGCATTATCGCCGCTGATCAAGAAGAAGAGTTTTACCGGACGCCCTGTTTATGCCGGACAGTTCAATGAAACACTCCACATATCCCTTGAAGAGCTTTGGCCGGTTAAAAATTCTCCGATTTACATCGGTATCGCCATCGAACAAACGACTCATTGCGCCATATTCGCGCAAATCAACAGGAATGGTCAACTGAGGGTTATTGAGGAAGTCATCGAGCGCAACATGGGAGTCAGTCAGTTCGCAAAGTCCACACTCCTGCCGTTATTGCGATCCAAGTACAAAAGCTGCCCGCACACCCTGGTTTCTTTCAGGGAAAGATCGTCAACAGGAAGGACAATCGATTCAGATAGCCGCCTGTTGCTGGACGAAATGGAAGAGGCTGGTCTGAACATCGAATCCGTTTCTTCTGACCTGCTTTCAAGGAGAGTGGAAGCGGTGAGGTGGTATCTCGGTCAACTCATGGGCGGCAGGCCTGCTATCAGCATTTCCCCTGCCTGCCGGGTTCTTCATGACGGTCTAGGAGCCGGGTACCAGTTCAAACAAATGGAAATCCAAGGCGGGGACGATATCAGGTTTTCAACGGATCCCGAAAAAAACCAATATGTGCTTCCCAACCTGGCTTTGCAATACATCTGTTTGTGGCTCAGAGAAGAGTGTGATGACAACAAAACCAAACCGGTTGTCTCCGGGTTAAGGACATACTGATAATGAGCGACGTAAGACCGCCCGACGTGGAAAACGACCCTGAAAGACGAAACTTTGTTGATGATTTCGTCGGCGAAACATCGGACCAACTCACCACAGAGGAACGAGAAGCCGAAGCACAAAAGGAACTTGAAGATAAGCTCCAGGTTTTGGGCAATGGTATTGAAGCAGAGGCGGAGGAGTTCGAGAGACTGAGACGGCCCAAGGAACTGCAGATGCTGGAGGATATGCGCCAGTACCAGGGAGTCGAGGACAATATCGACCGGCTAAACAAGAAGGTCAATACCACGGGATCAACTCTAAACGTCAATATCACCAGGAAGAAAACCAACGCTGCCGAAGCCAGGTTATCGGACATGCTTTTCCCGACTGATGATAAGAACTGGGGAATAGCGCCCTCACCCATTCCCAAGGTTGCAATTAAAGGCCTGCCGCCGTCGGCTCCAAATCAGCCGCAACTTCCACCTCCCCAACCTGCAGCTGTTCAGCAAGGACCGGAGCAAGGGATGATGGAGTTACCACCGGCCGGACAACAACAACTTGCTCCTCCCACCGGTCCCACTGGCCCAGGGCAAGGACCGGCACCGCAGGAAATGGCACCGGATCAGGTTCTCACCGCGCAGGAAGCACAAGCGAGCCCAGTACCAACACCATTGACCCCGGAAGAGGAAGCAGAACGAGACGCTAAAGCCCGGGCAGGCCTGATGGAATCCGAAATGGATGACCAGCTTGGCCAGTGTAATTACAACGCACATGGCCGGGAAGCTATCCGGCTCGGTTGTTTGCTCGGTACCGGAGTTTTAAAAGGTCCGGTACGCATGGGTAAAGGTCGACGGGCATGGATAAAGAAAGAAGATGAGCTCGGTAATATCGCCTATGTGCTGAAAGAGGTACAGGACGATAGCCCAGGTTTTGAGCTTGTTTCGACATGGGACTTTTTCCCGACGATGAGCGCAACCAAAATAGGGGATTCAGAAGTTACCTTTCAGCGCCATTGGATGACTCGCCGGGATCTTATCCGGCTGGCCAAGCGCGAGGATTTCATGAAGGACCAGATTCGCAAGGTTCTTCGCAATTCACCGAACAGGATACCGCCCGACTATCTGACACAATTGCGAAATATGTCAGAGGTTACGGCAGTTGGAGACGAGAAGCGATATGTAGTTTGGGAGCGTCACGGACCTGTAGAGTCTACGGCTTTGCAAGCGTGTGGAGTTCTTGAACCAGATGTAGAGATAGATCCGCTTGACGAGTTCCATGGAATTGTATGGGTATGCCAGGGAATCGTTATCAAGGCAGCAATAAACCCGATGGACACCGAGGACCAGCCTTTTAGCGTCTTCAATTTCGAGAAGGATGACTCTTCGATATTTGGTTATGGCGTACCATACCTCATGCGGCAGCCTGCCGAGGTTGTAAAAAAGTCCTGGCGAATGATCATGGACAACGCCGGGCTCAGTGTCGGCGGACAGATCATCATCAATAAAAGCATCGTAGAGCCAGCCCAGACACCAGACGGTAAACATAGTTGGGACATTACCCCGTTGAAAGTATGGCTCCTCAAAGACAAACACGCGAAAGCTGCAGAGGCCTTCCATATTTTTGAGTTTCCGAACCACCAAAAAGAGCTTGCCGCAATCTTCAATATGGCCAGGGAAATGGCCGACGAGGAAACCGGTATTCCTTTGATTGCCGAGGGAGAGCAGGGCAACGCCGGAATGGGAGCGCAAACAGCGCATGGCATGGAGATGTTGATGAACAATCATAACATCGTCATGCGTAGGGCCGTGAAAAACTGGGATGACAACATGACCATCCCAAATATCACACGGCTTTACGATCACAACATGCAGAATAACCCGAACAACGATATCAAAGGCGACTATCAACCGGTGGCCAAGGGATCTTCGGCGCTCCTGCAGAAAGAAACGCAGTCACGAAACATGCTGAACCTTGTGAACTTCCTGATGACTCCAGCCTTTGCCGGGTGGGTTCGCCAAGAGGCTACAGTGCGGAAACTGGTTTCATCCATGCAGCATGACCCCGATGAACTGATCAAGACGAAGGCCGAATATGATGTAGATGCAAAGGCAGCCCAGGAGGCAGCAGCACAAAACCAGCCCCCAGGGAATAACAATGTCGAGATCCAGAGAATGAGGAATGACCTGGCTTACAAGATCCATCAAGACAAGTTGCTGGATACCGCGGCCGAACGAGAATTCAAGGGATTGTTGGCTGATAAAGAGCATGAAACCGAAGTTATGAAGCTCGCCCAGGCTAAAGATATGACTATCGCCCAGATAGCGGCACAGCTTGAA